CCCGCTACGATAATTTGGAACACCGTTGCCAATATATTTGTCTTGATTTTTGACCTGATATTTTCCTTGGGCGTATTTGCTCATAATACTAAGCTATAATCAATCTTTTTACATATTTGTTGGTATATGGGGCATTTGTTATACCTAAATAGCTGGTACCGACTCTATTTAGATTTAAAAACATAGCAGTATATGCACTGAGTTCACTGGGCGGCATGTCTGAGAATTTTTTAATAACGTCCATAGTCTCCAGCCCTTGGCTCAATGATGATAAAATAACCAATCCAGCAATAGCTTTGGCACCTTCTTTAGTTTCTGTTATATTTTCAAAAAATGCCACAACGGCGTCATCAACATTCTGACTTACGGTCAGATTTGATAAACTCAAATTATTAAAATAGGTCTGCGCATTTTGAGTAACATTTGAAATTTGATTCAAACTACTAGTATCAAATAATTTCATTTTTTAACAAGCTCCTTAACTAAAAGTTGTTTTGATTTTTTTAAACTAATCAACTGTTGATCTGCTTCGGAAACTTGTTGTTCAGCAAATGCTTTAATTTCGATTTGCTGATCTAAATAGCTTTGAAGTTTTTTTATAACTGGTGAACTTGCAGAAGAGCCATTCGATATTTTTTCATTCATTTTTTTATTAAAAAATTTAATATTTTCCAATGCCATCGACAACTGTGGTTGATATTTATCTAGTTGGGTTTGTGCATCAGACATCGACTTGGTTAACATTTTTATTCGATTATCAATAGATGACACCTGTAAATTTTCAGTATCTGTTAAATTTGCCCCTGGCAGGCCTTGGTCAGTAATGTTAAGAGCAGTCGCCATATTAGTCAGATTAGTCATATTAGTCATCGGAATAATCTGAGTCACATTTTGATCAGTTATGGAAAACTCACTCACTGTTGACGAAAATGCTATTTGGTTGGGAGTATTGTTGGATTGATTGATACTTTGATCAACTATTGGTGTTTTATTTGAAGCATTTGAAAGAATATTTGATCCTTTATTAACTACATAAGATCCTATGTTTGGTATTCCCCCAAATCCTTCAGTAACTGCTGGCACAACTATTCCACCAATTGTTGGGCCAAGAGCGCCCTGAACTTTTGCTATTGATTGTCCTACTGTTTTGTTAATTGCCGTAGTAACTTTGGAGGTTGCATTATGCGCAATTGATTTGGCTATCGGTACAAAAATTTTATTACTTATAAAACTATCTTTTCCAAATATGCTATCACCAGCACTAGTAATCCAATCTTTAGCTGGGGGATTATTTTTTGGATTTTCTAAAGGCTGTTTTGACCCATCAGGTTTGTCTGATGATAGTCTATTAGACCCTTTATTTGTTCTATCAGTTGCTGACCCAGGGCCCATCAAGTTTTCTTCTTTTCCTAAATTAGGAGATGGGGTCTTATCATAACGTATGGTGCCAAAACCTTTTACAGTATCCTCACTAATAGTTCCACTATAATATAAGACTGTTTCATACTCAACAACCATATCGTGGCTCATTAATGTATTTGATTCGTCATACTTATGGTCCCCGTGTTTAAAAGATTTTATAATAGGATTTACTAAAACATACTCACTAAAATTTTTCTGATGCAAGCTGAAAATTCTTATACTATTTAAAAATTCTGAATTTGTTGAGTTTTTTGGTGAATATCCCCAATCAACGGCAGATCTCTCATTATATTTGTGTTTAATTTGATACAGAGATTCTGAATAATCACTATCTCTATAATAATAATTAAAATAACTAAACCAAAAATCTCTCACAACGTTAGCACTATCATCATGAAATGATATACTCACTGGATCATATTTAATTTTGGTCTGAGTGTAATTCACTCTATTATATGCATTTTGTTGCTTCATTTCTACAGTAAATTTTGGGAGAGTGATTGCTTTTACTAACATTCCTAGTTCAACCAAACTAACTGCTCTAGTAATATTTGGGGCTAAATCAAATACGACATGGAATAAAAAACCATTTTTAGGCATTAAGCCCTGCTGACCATCAGGAAGCTGACCACCACGGAATAACTTACTGGCGTGTTGATAGTCTCTTAAAAACGGGGTAATAGTTTTTCCAGACACTTGAGTTGCTGGTGATCCTGAACTTGAACCAGTTATGCTCATTGGTTTTGATCCCAATCCACCACCCAAGGCCTTATTTATTGCATCATTCTCTGCCTGACTTGCGCCAGCAGCGCCGCCATTTGCATAGCCTTCTATATCCTCGTTATCGGGAGACGCTTCCTGTGCCTTGTTATTATCCACTGCCGCAGGTGCCATTGTTGTTTGACCATTCCCGTCATCAGTTTTTACATTACTCAAATCTGTTTGTGTTTCGGTAACTGTTGATGTGGGGGGTGCTGGAAGCGTTAAGTTAGATCCAGCATATATCAAATCTCTATTGGTAATTTGTGGATTTAATTTGAGAATGGCATCTATACTAGTTCCATTATTTTTGGCGATTTTAGTTAAATTGTCGCCCTTTTTTATTAAGTAGGAGCCAGCAGAAGAATCTACAGACGCATTTTCTGTTGTAGAAGCTGAAGAATTTGGACCTAAATTTGAGTCTTGTGTTGCCATAGAACTATATTATTACAATATATTTATGACAAAAATATGCACCAAAAATGCTTAAAACCATAGGCAAGGTCTTAAGCATTTTTAAAAATTATGATGTTATTGCGCCACCACCACTTGATCGCCCAACATATGCACCAACACCAGAACCACGTGGAGTCTGTACTGCATTATCAAATCTAACAGTCAAAGTGATTTGTACCGGATCAGTTCCACTATAATTTAAATCCCCATATTGTGCTTGTTGGATATAACATCCATATAACTCCCAAGCCTCTAATACTACTGGTTCATTAATGCCGTTGCCGCCATCCAACATTTCAATAGTGCTAACAAATTTATAATCCCTGCCATTAGCTGCACTACTTTGCTCCATAAAATCAAATTGTTTCTGAATCTGTTCACCAATCAATTTAGATACATTGTTTGGAGCGTCATCACGGAACACTATTGTACAATCTCCCCAAGAAGGCTTTCCAGCTATTTTGAGAGTACTATTATAAACATGCACATCAATGTCAGCAAATGACAGACTTGGTCTAGTAAAACTAACAATTTGCTTTGTTAATTCATTAGTATTAGAACCTAATACACCAAAACCCTGAAAACTACCCCTAAATCTAAAGGGCAATTTGGGCATTAATAGACCTTGACTACTAGCACTTTGGTTTACTGCTAAAGGAACTGTGAATTTTGTTAATGACGCTACTGCCATATATTTCTCCTGTTTATATTAATGAGATATTTTCTCTTATACTTTATTTACCAAAAATGATAAAAAATCATTATGTACTATGATAATGATTTCATTATGGGCAAATTTAAATTAAAAAAAGGTACAAATATAGTCACAAACAACTAAATAATATTATATGCCAACATTAAAAGAATCATTAAAACAAATTGCCCCCAGGTGGCGGCAAAGAGTTGCACTAAAAAATCCTGAATGGATTCAGCTATTAAATTCCTTATATCCAAATGTACAATTAAGTTTGCAAATTGATGCGCTAGTCAATGACCGAAGCCCCTATTGTTATGTATGCAGTGGCATTGTTAAATCTTTAGGTAAAACTACATGCTCTACTAAATGCCGAAATGTTTTGGCCACTACTGATGATCGACAAGCTCTTAGGATAGAAAAACAAAAAAAAACTTTATTAGAAAAATATGGCGTTGAGAACATTGCTAAATTGACTCAAACTCAGGAAAAAAGAAAAGCCACTATGGTTGAAAAATATGGGGCACTTGTTTCAGATAAATCAAGGCAAAGAATGATTGATGGATCAAAAAATTTAAATGTAAAAGGAAGAGAAACGATTAAAAAAAAATATGGTGTAAACAATCCAGGCCAATTGCCCGATCATGCTGAGAAATGCAAAGTTACTATGCTTAAAAATTATGGATCTGAACACTACTCAAAATCCCAACAGTGGATTGATTTTGTTGGGCACAGATCTCTAGAAAAATGGAAATCATTGTGTCCCAGCATTAGTGTCATCAAATCCACTAGCATCAACGATAGTCAACAATATACACAGCCTTGCGATAGAATTGAATTTTCATGCATTGTATGCAACAAGGTTGATGAATTACCATCTGAAACATTTAAATGGAGAATCAATCACACCGGCACTGCTTGTGCAGAATGTGGTCACTTAAATAAAGGTTCTAACAAGGAAAACGAATTAAGAAAATATATAAATCAATCTTTGTGTATAGAAACTGAAAATAATGTGAGAATTTTGGATAGAAAAGAAATAGACATATATTGCTCAGTCCAGAAAGTAGGATTTGAATTCCATGGATTATTTTGGCACAACGATCAACGTGTATCAAAAACATTTCATTTAAAAAAATTGAAATTGGCCGAAGAAAAAAACATACGTCTTATTCAAATTTTTGAGGACGAATGGCAATATAAAAAGGATATTGTTTGTGACCGTATAAGACATATACTGCACGTTGCCGCAAATAAAACGTATTATGCCAGAAAATGTCAAGTAAAATCAGTAACTTCATCCGATGCAAGAAAGTTTTTAGACGCAAATCATATACAAGGATTCGCTAACTCTTCTATTAAATTAGGATTATATTATGAGGACGAATTGCTGTCATTGATGACTTTTTCTAAATTAACAAAGGCCAAAGGCCATATATCACAGGAAAAACATTGGGAGTTGTCTAGATTTTGTGGGAAGCTCAACACCCATATTGTGGGTGCTGCTGGTAAATTACTAAAACATTTTATTTTAAATCATCATCCTGTAGAAATATTGTCATTTAGTGATCGTAGATGGAGTGATGGTAATTTATATAAAACTTTAGGGTTTGAGTTTAAAGGTAATACTGCTGTTAATTATTGGTATTTTAAAAGTGGTGATGATATTAGAATTCATAGATATCAATTAAGAAAAAATAGTTCAGATGACCAATCATTAACTGAGTACGAAAATAGAATCGGTCAGGGGTACAGGCGTATTTGGGACTGCGGTAGTGGCAAGTGGGTTTTGAATATATCTCAGTCATAAAAATAGGAGCAATGCGCTCCTATTTTACAATAATCAGATTCAACTAATTATTTTACACCTTTGATAGTTCCTGGATTCTTCAAACGAATTGGAACATAGATATACTCAACATCACGCATAGGCTCAATGGCTATATCTACATATAGTTCACTTCTAGCAATGCGGTCCGAAGTATTATTACTCGAGTCACATACTACTAGATAATCGTATATGCCACGTTTAACCACCAAATCGTTCAATGCGCTTTCAACAACCAGTTTAACTTGATCACGTGTTGTTTTGTCATTAGGTTCAAACAAGAATTGATTTGTTAGTGCCTGTAAAACCACACGCACATAGTTTACCAACCTAGCAACATTAACACGATCCATACTACTTGCAATAGGGTTTCGAGTTTTTTGTCCGTAAACAACCAATCCAACACCATTCAACGATGTGATTGGGTTGATGTTTAATTCATACATTGCGTCCCGCATTTGTTGATTAATGCCCGATTTCACAAATAATCCGGTATTAGCATCAACATATCCAATTCCATTAGCATTATCAACTAACCCACGACGTGTTCCGGCGGGAGCGAACCATTGGTAACTAACATTGTCACTCCTGATATAAGTGCGTAACATAACATGGCTTGGGGGGACTGCAATCTCATTACCCAACAAATCATTAGTCAATGCAGACGGATAATATAATGCCAAATAAGGATCATGATTAATTGCTTCATTTTTATTATACGCAGTTATTGAATTTATATCCGCCGACAACGTCATTGGTGTATCGCCAATGATAAAGCCGGTATTACTACGATCATTATTTAAGCCAATCAAGTTATCTACTAACTCAGGATATCCTGGAGCCAACAATAAATTAAAATTATATGTTTCCTCTCTTATATCGCTACTGGCATCAAGTGCTCCTTGCAATGCTTTGACAATCAAAGCTCTTTGAGCATGATGACCAACATATGGTGTGCCGTCGCCCTTCAAACCACTGTCAGTAACCCAAGCATCGGTTATTGCTGGCAACGTCTGATTTGGATATGCTTGTGCGTTAAAGTGGTTATTAACAAACTTTTTAATATTATAACCACCACGACGTAAATTAAACAGCAATGTGCCACGAGGATATAATCTATAGTCAGGTGCATCCAAATCTACATAGTTACTAGTCTGTAACGCCGCAATATTTGGATACTGACCGGTGATAGGGTTAGCTGTGCCAGACCCGTCCCATCGCACGTCAGCAAATGCAATACCATTTTGGCTTATTCTATCAGTATTATTAATCAACATCCATTTATTTGAAGACTCATAACGATATATTCTAGGATAATTTTCCAAATCACCAGTATCTAACCACAAATCACCAGGAACTAATTCTGTTAAGTCACTTTGGGATACTGGTTCACTTGCGCTAACTATAACACCTTTAGGGTCTGTTAATTGTAAATTATAACCACGAGGATCGCGACTTACGTTTTTATAACCCTTCCAACCAGTAGTATCACAAATCATAATATCAACTTGAGTTGGGTCACTGTAATACCAAAGAGTTCCATCATCTGGTGCCGTATATGGCTCTTGTCTACTGTAAGTATAACGAACTGTTGTCCAATTAGTTAATGTAATAGATCCAGGAACAATGTTAGCCACAACTCCTGGTGTGCTATTAGTAAATCCTGCGGTAGTTATTGGATTACTTCCATCTGTTTTGTTGATCAAAGTAATTAGCCCGCCTGATCTATGCCCAATAGCTATCAACCCAGAAGACTCTATTCTGGCTTCAACGTTTTCAATATTAGCAGCCAAAATAGATGACACAAAATCTTTTGCTGTTGTGCCACTCAGAGTGATTTCATAAATTTCTGGGCTACCAACTCCGAATTTAGACACCAACATGGAAAATTTGCTTCCAGTAATAAATGTGCCAGGAACGCTGCTTCCAAGAACCAATGTTTTACCTGCCGAATTTAACTGATAGAATCTAAAATTCAATAACCCAGAATTGTTTATGTCATATTTTACAAACATTGTGCCCGCAGCTATACCAAATCCGCCACCATTAGGATCTAAACCTAATAGTGCTTTATATCCGTCAGCATAGACTGGGGTAGCCAATGATCTCCAAATCTTTGTTGTTGTGCTATATTGTTTAATTACAAAATTTGCGCCTTGTCCTGATGCACTAGTTTTTAACCAAATACTACCAGTTGGTCTTGGTATAGAGTCTGCTGCATTCCATGCAGGAGCTTGCACGTAACTACCAAAATATAAAGTTGGCGAATAATATTTTCCAGGATCAATTCCTAAAATTGTTTCCAATGGGCTTTCATTCAAATCAATTAATTGAATGGCGCCGTCGTCAATGGCTGGACCAAACCCAGCACCGCCCGAAGTAACGCTTTGACTTGTTTTATTAGCGTATAATGCCAATCTATTATTTAATAATTTTGCTGTCACGCCTCTAATATTTTTTGCGTTAATTAAATTAACAATATCCTTAATATCAGTTGTATTGTCAGGTATTACTATTTCAATACCATTAATTGAAAATTTACTTTCCATAGTAGTGCTGATAGAATCAGATTGACCTAAAACTGTTGGGTGGCTTACCATCCATTCAGCGGATCCAACTTCTACCCAAATATTATTCAAATTTTTGTAAAATACTGGATTATTTGCATCCCATACCACTACTGCATAACTTCCAATATTACCAATATTATTGTTGGGCACTGGAACATTGCTTTGTAAAGTTATATCGGATTGTGATGTAACCAATATTGGTTTTTTATTTACAAAGGTATCTAAAATTTGGTCATATTCATAAATTCCCCAGTCAGTATCATCTATATCAAACCAATTTGTACCATCCGGAACTTCGCCTTTTGGTCGGACAGTGGTGCCAACTAATTGATCTAAGTCGATATCTGCTCTCATTGCCCAAACACGGTTTCCCAAGCCCAATGCGCTATAAGCTGTCATCAATCCATATTCATTTAGTTCGTCTCCGTGAATTGGTGTTCCGGCAGCCGTTTGCCTAAAGGTTGGCATGCCAAATAGATTGACTAACTCTCGTTGGCTACTTACACCAAAAACTTTTCCAGCATTGACTTTACGTGTGCCTGACGCTAGTGAATTATTGATTATTTTATTTTCCGAAGTAGCAAATAAAATAAATGGGATTGTGCCAACTGCTGTTGGTAGATATGCGCTTTCATCAGTAACTGTAATACTGAGACCTGGTGATAATAATGCTGCCATTTGATTTCCTTTTAATAAGAATTATGTAGTTATTTAGCAATTAATTTGATTTTTAGTATTGAAACATGCCCTTTTCAAAGGTTTAGATAAATATTAATATGGACCGTCCACTATGCGCAGTATGCTCAACCAATCCAGCCGCCATAAACTATCATGCTAATAACAAAACTCACTATAGAAAACTATGTGATCAATGTATTAGAAAAGGAAAGAAAATTAAACCAATAGCTCCGTCTTGGTTTAAGAATGGATATAGAAAAAAAGAACGCTGTGAAAAGTGCGGCTTCAAAGCCAAATATCCGGAAGATCAATTAAGAGTTTTTCATCTGGACGGAAATCTAAAAAATAATTCCACCAGTAACTTGAAAACTATTTGCCTAAACTGTCAACAAGAAGTTTTTAAAGGCAAACTATCTTGGGCCCCAGCGGACATCGTGCCTGACTTTTAAATTAGATCTTCAAGCTGTTGATATAAATCATAAATTGTGGCATTATTATCGATCACTGCATCAAAATCGGTCGATAACCAAGCCCATTCACTAATATGAATCTTGGGGTATTTGCTATACATGCTTTTTTCTGGTAGTTGTAATTGTTCTCTTTCTGCCGATAGAGTTTTGATTGCGCAATCATGCCAATTTGGCAATGACCCTCTGCGAACCCAAATAACTTTGCCGCCCAACTTTTTAATAGTAGTGACTTCATTGACAAATCTACAATCACTGATCACTACTCGATCACCTAATTGAGATAATTTATACTCCAAACTGGCGATCCAGATGTCTTGATGAAAATTATTACGAATTAAATCAGTCCCCCAATGTTGCAAAACCCATCGTGGAGTTAGGTTGGGTATGTTTAGGCGGTCGCTCCACCAAACGTCCACAGTTTCTCGCCAAAGTCTAGATTCTTCTGTAATACCTTCTAATAATTCTCTATCCCACCCAAAAACAGAAGATACGGCATCTTTAAGAGATGATGCAAAACTAGCTCTAACAAATTTACAATCACTAACCAAATAATCAGCAGCAGTATTTTTACCCGAACCTATAAATCCACAAATAGCAATTATTGACATTTTTATTCCTTAGCAACAATTATATTAAACTATCGACAATTATGCTAGAAATATCAACCCATTACCCAATACATCGGAACGCTACCATCAATGAAATTTTTCAGTTCTTCTTCCAACTTTTCCATCTCTGCCTGTGCTTCAGCCAACAATGCAGTTCCGTTCAAAGTTGTAGATCCCTGTGGTCCAGGAACACTCCCATATTTACTACGAGCTTCGCCCACGATACGTTTAGCAAAACTATATGCATACTCTTGCAACCAAGGAAATACCATATGGTCATTGAGTAGCATTACATCTGGCTTGTAGTTGTTGAGTCTCAACAATACTGTTTCTGCTGGGACATCTGTCACATTACTCCAGATTTGTGTACTTCTTAGATCCTGAGTGACTACTTGTGTAGACTGTAATTCTGACTTAGCAATTACCGTAAATGTCTTTTTTTCATCGTCAACTGTTGCTACACGATAGTTATTATTATAACCACCAACTTTACAATTAGCGATTGTTAGAGAATCACCAACTGCAATGTGCCAAACATCTTCAGTCTTGATAGTAATATCACTACCAGTAGCTGTGCTATTAGCAGTTAATTGCCCGACTCTAACATAATTATGTCCAGATGATGGCATTTTTCTAACCAAAGTTAATTTTTTGGTTACAGAATTCCAATTAAAATCGATAAAACCACCAAACATCTTCATTGACAATTTCTGATAATCAACAAACAGTTCATAGTTAACCAATCCACCAACACGACCAGCAACTAGCATGTAAGTATTCAAATATCCGCTAGCAAATGGCTCAAATTGACTGGCGGTTGTTCCTGTTACAGAACCAATACCACGTCTATAAACAGATCTAACCGTCATGATTTCTTTTGGAAGAATATATTCCTGAACTTCTGGCATGAGATCCAAAAACGCATAACTATCTTCCTGACTATTGCTACTACGCTGACGATATTTGATCAATGCCTGCTTAATGGCTAAATCATAATGTTCTTTGTCTAACTCTACATCGACAATTTGGTCAGCAAGTCTTAATCTTATATAATCAATTATTTCTTTACGTTTTTCATTTAAAGAATCTAATTGGCTTTCATCAAAAGCAATTGGTCCAGGACCACCTAAGTGGTCGGTTTGCATGCTTTGAGTACTAGTGAGTCCGGGTTTGAGTGTGGCCATATATCTTCATCCTGTTTAAATATTTATCGAAAAACAGGATGAAGATAGTGACTGGTTATTGTACTTTTAATAATAACTGATTTTCATTGATTCTACCATTGGCTTTAACTTCAACTGCCTTAATGGTGTCTAGAAACTTTCTCAATTGAACTTTACCGGCTTTGAAAAACTCTTTTAAAGTTTCTTCAGGCTTCCTAACAGTTTTTCCAACACTCTTATCTACATCAAAATTAACAATACTAGTGCCTTTAATTGTTAAAGTTTGATAAGATGCCGCAACATATTTGTAAAGTTTACGAGTTCGTGTGTCAAAACACCAAAGCTCTTGACTACCAATAATATCTGCAGGATTAATACTTATTACTTTGAGTGTTTTATCTTCTTTAGTGTATTTTAGTCTAGCAACCAACTTTTCAGCACTTGGCGCTTTCTTAACTCGCAATTTTTTAGTGGCCTTTTTAACTCCGCGGTATTGATCAATTGCCGACATCAATTCATCGATGAATGCTATAACTCTTTTAAAATCAGCAGTTTTATAGTGCTTATAGCCCTCAACCAACAAATCGTCTTGTTTGTCTTGTGCCGCTACCAATTCATCTTTTCTCTGCGAATAAATTTTCTCATATTTAAACAATTGCCCTTGAGGTACTGTATTCGCTACTAAAAAATCATATGGTTTAAAATCGACTTTGACATTATTCACAACATCATCATAATGACCCTCAATCGTACCAATCAGCTCACTGGTTTTTTCATTAAGTCTGTCTTGAATCGTCGGACGATAAGCCACAACTTCGGGAGAGACTATATTAATAATTTCAGGCTCAGAAGTTTCAATGGCTTCTAAGAGGCATTTGTGTAAAAACTCAAGATGTCTCTGTTTAAACGGCATGCCAGCTCGATTGGCATGTATCAAACTACATGCCGTCATTGGTATAGATTTATCACCACTTCGTTCATAAGCACGGATCTGCTCATGACTGTATTTGTTGGTAGTTTTTGCCCACTCTACGATATATTTTTTGGTTTCTTTTTGAGTGTAATAATAGTTATAATAGTAAAAACTTTTTCGAAGATGGTGATCAAACTCTGCATCGTCCATTTTGAGCGCACGTTCTGTATCCCAAATTGGTTCACCACCAGTATATTTTTCATCAAAAAATAATGGGTTTCTAGTTTTTTTAACTTTATTTGCGATTTTTACACCAGCAACTGTAGCCATACGTCAACTCCTAAGTTTTACACAATATTTAACATTATATTACCAACAAACCATTTTGTCAAGTGGGGCCAAATTAGCTAAATAGTAAACTAAAGGAACAGAATTATGCCTCGTCTTTCAATGTGGCAAGAAGGAAAACATAGCAACGATTATAAACTTTTTGACAGGCTCATGTCAGAAAGATTCACTGTTGGCGGAACTACTATCTTGATACACAAATATCTAGGACCAAAAGATAATTCAACTGTTGACGATGCTACACAACCAAAATACCTCAATCAAAGTGAAAAGAATATTCAAGATCTGTTGTTTTTGGAAAACAGAGATAGAAAATACGACAGCAGTGTATATTCCCTCAGAGGAATTTATCAAGTTACTGACAGCGATTTTAGTCTAGAACAATTTGGACTGTTTTTACAGACCGGAACTCTATTTATGACCTTTCATATTAACGACATGGTTGCAATGTTGGGTCGAAGAATTATGGCGGGCGATGTCCTCGAACTTACCCATTTGACTGATTATGAAGCATTGACTGATGTTCCAGTGGCACTCAAAAGATTTTTTATTGTTGGGGATTGTAGCCGAGCAAGTGAAGGGTTTAGTCCAAGTTGGTGGCCACATCTTTGGCGTTGCAAAATCAACCCATTGGTTGATAGTCAAGAATATAAAGATATTATAAATAAAATCCAAACAAACACTGACGGCGATACTGGGTATTCACTTGGCGATTTGGTCAGCACATTTAGTAAATACGATTCTATCAATGATGCCATCATTTCACAAGCCGAAATAGAAGTTCCGAAATCTGGATATGATACTTCCTTTATATACACCAAACCATTAGACGATTTAGGCATGGTTGGTGATCCAAAAGGATTGGATGCCAGTAATATGGGAGCCATAAACGCTAGTTCAATAATTAATAAATCTGACAGAGCCATAGTCACTCCAGATAAAAAAGTTACAGGTTATCTTACACAAGATGGAGAAACCCCAAATGGACTACCAGTCACTAGTGGTATTAGTTTTCCAACTGAGGCATTAACTGGAGATTATTGTTTGCGTGTAGATTATAGCCCAAACAGACTATTTAGATATGATGGCCGTCGTTGGATTAAGGTTGAAGATGCATTACGCTCCAATTTAACTCCAGGAGCAAGTGATAATACTACACTGAAAAATAGTTTCAGAAATAGTACAAAAACAATCAAAGATCCAAAAGGCAAGACAAAACCCGAACTTCAGAATCTCAATGAGATTTTTAAACTTAAACCCGACAACTAATATATGAGCACGCCAACATATTCCAACTTTTTCTATTCGGGCCAAATTCGTCGATTTTTACAACAATTTATACGGATTTTAAGCAATTTTCAGGTTCAAATGGGCAATGATGACGACGGCAACGTAGTCTTACAACGTGTACCTGTTTTTTATGGTGATTCCAGCAGACAAGCTAGCCAAATACTAAGAGGCAATTCCGAAAATGCACTGAACAGTTTGCCTTCTATGGCAGTATATATTGCTGCAATGAGATACGATGTTAATAGAATACAGGAACCCAATTTTGTTAGCAAAATGAATATTAGGACTAGAGCCGTAGACCCAGATTCTGGTGAATACACAAGTCAACAGGGCGATGCCTATACCGTAGAAAGATTGATGCCAGTCCCATATACTTTGACTTTAAAAGTGGATATTTGGACTGGAAATACTGAACAGAAACTTATGCTGATAGAACAATTAGGGACCATTTTTAGTCCAGCCCTCGAAATACAAAGTACAGATAATTATATCGATTGGACTAGCTTGAGCTACATTAGATTGACTGACATAGGGTGGACCAACAGATCGGTCCCTGCCGGGCCAGATGAAAATATAGATGTTGCATCTTTGACTTTTGAGTTGCCAATTTGGCTAAGCCCCCCAGCTAAGGTTAAAAAATTAGGAGTTATACAAAAAATCACAGCATCAATATTTGATTCTGAAGGTGCTCTATTAGATGATTTATTTGGTAATGTTAAAGACCCAGCCACAAGCGCACAAATATTTACTTTTATGAGTTATGGGGTAATTTATCAAAGTAACTTTTTAAGGTTGATTAAATTAAGCGATGTTGTCGATGGCAATTTGGAATTCATCAATAAAGGAAAATCCCATCATCCTTGGTTGGCGTTGATTGACCAATATGGGCATTTGGAGAACGGTATAAGTCAAATTAGACTACTACAAACTAGTGGAAGTGAAATAATAGGCACTGTAGCTTATCATCCAACTGATGAAACTTTATTAATATATAGCCCATTCCCCGACACGCTACCAGCCAATACTCTATCACCAATAACAGCAATTATTAATCCACAAAACGTTGCAGTTGATAGTGAATTACTTAATCCAACAATTGGCTCTAGATTTTTGATCCTACATGATATAGGTAGTGATGGTGATGTTGAGGGGGCTGCAATATGGAATAGACCGGGGCATCAACAACTAATTGCACATGCCAATGATATAATCGAATTTGATGGCGAATTATGGAAAGTGGCTTTTGATAGCAGCAACCATAATTCGGTGGAATATGTGTCTAATCTGAAAACAAACTTACAATACAAATGGAAAGATGGCTCTTGGAGCAAAAGTGTAGAAGGAAAATATGATGCTGCTGAATGGAGTTTAAAACTATGACCTTAGGAACAGGTGCATTGATTTATTGTTCCAAAACTCATAGATTTTTATTTCTTTTAAGGAATGGACAAAAATATTCTGGAACTTGGGGATTAGTTGGCGGCAAAGTAGAGATAGCAGAATCTGTCGATGTTGCTCTACACAGAGAAATACAGGAAGAACTAGGCGGTGTTATTAACAATTGTACACTGATACCCATAGAAACATTTGTGAGTTCAAATAAAAAATTTACCTATCACACATTCTTAATAGTGGTAGAAGAAGAATTTGTGCCAGAACTCAACAACGAGCATAGAGGATATGCTTGGCTTCCGATTGAAGACTATCCCAAACCATTACATCCAGGTGTTTGGAGAACTATTAAGTTTTCCGAACTAACTCAAAAACTCAAAACCACCGTTTCATCATTGAATTTGTGATCATAATCGTCTCATGAAATGATAATCACCGTCAGGACCTGCATTTGTAAATTGACATATGAGTTCAAACCCTAAATCACTCATATAAGCAATAACTTCATCACGTTGCGGTGCGCCTGTATTATATTCAACACATTGTAATTCTAAGATCACATGCGTTACAGATTTTAATGTTTCAGTGGCGCCTTTTAAGATATCTAACTCTGCACCCTGAACATCCATTTTAATAAAATCTGGCAATGGAAACCCACGATCCTTTACTACATCATCTAATGCCACAGTTACTAATTGTCTTTTATGACTTTCATTGAAATATTCCGGAGCTTCTGGATTGACTAATGGATTTTCAATATAATAGCTGTTCCCACCTGGATGATATGTGTTTTGATAAAAATCAATAAGTTTTCCAGAAACATCACTTAGTGGACCAACATTATATTTAAAGCCACGTTCTTTGTATAGAAATTCTGTTTCTTTCATTGCTTCGAACATAACATATTCCGCGTTTGGCCAAATCTTCTCCGCTTCGTTAGTCCAATGCAATACACATGCCCCAATATCATAAATTACTTTTGGCGACACATTATTATCACGTAATAAAGTCAAATAATCAACTGTTGCCTTTGGCAGCAATCTTTGATTTCCCAATTCTCTCAATCTGTCACTAAAGTCATTATCCTTTTTTTTTGAATCATCCAGTGCCGGAATGGTATTATCAATATTAAAAGTAAAACTACCAGTATGTCTACATTGTATGGTGGTGTCTGCCCAAATCCTAAAACCTTTTTCCAAAGCTTTCCTACAAAAATCCACATCCTCCGATACTGTATTTGTATGATCGATTGCGCTATGATATTCAAACTGCGGATATCCAATAGATTTTACCACTTGCGCTTTTACTAAAACACACCCAAAACCACAACTGGCAATTTCCACTAATCCTCGATCTTTAATTTTTCCATAGGGAATATTACTCACACCACCATATCCATTATGCTCATATACTTCTAATACATGTTGCCCTGGCTTCCTTTGAATATATAGACCAGACACCACATCAACGTTATGGTTTAATAACTTTTCTAATGTGTCTGAGTCAAAACTAATATCACTATCCACACTAAACAAATAGTCATAGCCCTTAACCACCCAGTCAGCAATTAGATTTCTAATTTGATCAATATTGTAACCAAAAAAGTATTGAAAATTAACATCATATCCATCAGGTATTTTTAAATCATATATACTTTTAAATGTTTCTGGTTCAATATTTCTTGCCGTAGGTATTGCAATTAAAATTCTTTTTTTGACAGTAGTATCTTTAGTAGTTTCTAAAACATCAATATGTTTTTTATCATCAACTAAATTAGCTATGGTGGTCAACTGTTGATTATTAATAGGATTATCCGTTACTAACTTTTCCATATTATTTCTAATTTCTTGATAAAGCAAAGATTCTTTTTCTAAAAAACTTTTTGTAATAGATGGGTCTTTGGTTGTGGAAGCAAAAGGAGTATAAAAATCCATATTTGTGATAAGATAGTTGGTTTTACCACTTGCTAACTGTTTGTCAAAAATGTAATTGTCTCCATAATATATGTCTAAGCCAACAGGTATTTTATACCAACTTTTTTTATGCACAAACATCAAACACCCAAACCCATGAGTGTTTTGCCCAGTCCATGGAATTATGTCAATAGTTTTTGTGGTCACCGGAGGTTGGTTAAAAATAGGGTCACCAGGACAAAGACCAAATACGCCATTTGATTCGGACAACTGATCTTGTAATATATCAAATACTTGCGTATCAAACGATATGTCGTCATTGGCTATACACAATCTATCAAATTGACTAATAGTGACCCCAAAATTCCAAGCAGGATTTACATATATATTTGTGTCAAAATTAAATAACTTTAACTTTGAATTATATTCGAGATTTGGGGTCTTACTCACATCATTATTGACAATAATGATTTCACCAACAGACTCACATGCACATAATTTATACAAAAACGGTATTAACACTTCATTGGCTCTCCACATTGTGGGGATGATGACTGAATATTTTTCTAATGTTTTTGACATGTTTTTTCCTATGATGGCTCTTGCTGTTCTATTCTGTTCTTCACCATTGACTTTGTAATCATTTAATGGGTTTATATCATTATAATTGTAGACTATTTGTTGCAGACATTTAACTTTGTTGGGATCGGCTTCCTCAAGAAAGGCATAAAAAACAGCCCCATCACCACCAGCACGATACCATTCGCCGTTTGCATCTTTAAATTGACTTTCATCGATAGAATTCAATAAAAATCGTTTAAATGTCCTTAAATGGGTATATGGCAAAATCCAGTTAAAATGATGCTGTCTATAAGACTTGTTTTTCTTAACCGATTCTGGATAAGGTTGGCTTATTAATGGTATGTTGTCTACCATACTCCAGCAGCTACCATATGCAAATTCCGTAGTACCATCATAAACATTATTATAATAATTAAAAATGGTATTGTCATTTACTAACGAATCATCTCCATCTAATAACATTATGATGGCGTCTCGATTAATTATTTTTTTAATAGTACTGATTTGATTTTTCACAGCACCCACTCTCTCTGCATTTTTAATAAGAGTGAATTTACTGATAAGATTTTGTGGCAAAGCATTTATTGTCGCTTTTGCAGTTTCATAAGTTTCGTCAGTTGAACAATCATCAATTAAAATATGATGATAATTAAAATAATCTTGAGCAGCTACTGATTCAATGCAACGACTAATATATTGTGCGCAATTATAAAATGGACTTACAATTACAATTTCTTGTTCAACGTTTGATTTATAGTTAACTAATTCCACAGTGTTATGTGTCCTTCTATTCCAAATTTTATGCACGGCTTTGTTGATTTTATCAACTTGCCTATATTGATCCACAGACAAATATTTTTCAGTTTTATGTAATAAATGTTGATGCCATTGCAATGCAACAGTATTCCAACCAGCATATGGTTTTACAATGTTACAATAATATTGTTTTTGTTGGTGTAGATATCTATTATGATGTGCAGCAACTACCACATCAACAAATCTGTCAATTTGACTTGGGGTATCAATATTGGGAAAAAGGCTATTAGGTTCAACAGCGTAATCTATCAAATAACAAGCGCCCTCTAAAGCAACTTCTTCCAATCCACCAAATCTACAAGTAATACTAGGTGTATTATAAAGTAGACTTTCTAATGTACTGATACCAAATGTTTCAGGAAAAGAACACGGGTAAATCATAAAACTGGATTTTGCCAAAATACCAGCGATATCTTTTTGAGGGATCACACCAGTAAACTCAATACCCAATCGAGCGTTGACAGGGTCATTGGCCATAATTCGCCAATCTTTTTCCTGTTGATCTGGTTCCTCATTTTGACTAAATCTATAATAGCCGCCAATGATTTTTAATTGTGCTTGTGGTATTTGCTGTTTTACTCTTGGCCAAATATGTTTTACCAAAGGTATCATCCCTTTAGTCACACTAGCATTATAAACATAAAGATTAGGATCTTTAGCAGCAATATCAACTTCTGGGATATAGCTGTTAGCACCGTTTCTTGTTATAAAAATTTTGCGTTTTAGAACTTCAAAATTTCTTCGGCGGCCGTGATCACAATTCGTAATATATGTAGTATGCCAATCAGTTAATGTGAAGATATCGGTGATCCTATTAGACACTGCCAATTCCTCAATTAACAAATCGCCCAGACAAAATGTATCATGCATCCACAATATTCTTAAACTTGCCGGAGCTAAGATTCTATCATACAAATTCATTGCTTGATAAGCCCATGCTCTATTGTCACCCAATCTAGCATAGTCATTGGGATGAACAAAAGGGATAACTGTCCTGGAACTTATAACAACATTAAATTGTGCATCAATTTCGGGCAATGCTAGATCAGCCAAGGATCTATAAACAACATTTTCATAAGTTCCTGGACGGGCATGGTCTGTATTGCAATTGTTAAAAACTGTTACGGAATGGCCTAAAGCTACCAATTCGCGACTCATTAGAGTGACTGCACTTTCACTGCCACCTAACCCTTGATTAAAAACGGTAGTGCCGTCATAAGGAATACCAATTATATCGATAATAGCTATGTTGAGAGAATTATTGAACATGTTGAATTTATTTAGAATATCACAAATATTAACAAATTTGATGCATTTTTGTCAACTAATTTGACTTCAAATATCAAAGTTATTTAATTAAGCAGATATTTTGGCGCAAAATAAATTGCCAAATTGAGTATTTAAAGAGTGAATGACCCAGAGCTTGTCCAAGTATATGTCTTATAACCATCACCATTAACTATTTGTGGGTCCCCAGTTACTGATATTATTGTAGATATTGGACATCTTATAACTACAATCCCTGACCCGCCAGCTGCTCCCCCATTATCTGCACTTTTGCCACCACCCCCACCACCAGTGTTAGCTAGACCGGCTGTCGGTGTTCCACCAGCGGCTGCACCTATTCCGCCACCACCAGAACCACCGGCAGCATAACCTACATTATATGAACCACCACCGCCGCCGCCTGCAATATACCTTATTCCAGAAACAATCACACCTATGTTGGCATCTGACAATATTCCACCAACTTGACTATCTGATAATCCAATGCCACCTTGCGAGACCCCGCCACTAGCTGCTGATGCACCTGCGCCGCCGCCCCCACAACTCGGAGTACCGCTAGCCCCGGGCGCTGTTCCACCGTC